GCAGACTGCATTTATTATGACAAGGAAGGTAAACCAATACCTTCCAAAATTGTCATATGTGTAGCTTATGATCTAGGCGAACTAAATGGTATGGCTAAAATAAACGATAACTATACTCATTTAGATAATCGTTCTTATGGTACATATAGGGGAGATGAAACAAGAGGCAATTCTTCTTACTGGACTAATCCATATGATTACTTTGGTGTTACTAAAGCAGATGTTGCTAAATATACTGGTGAGACTATAACAAATAAATACCAATCACATGGGCTAGGTACTAAATGGTATCCTAACGTTGATATCGGCTCAAATGATTATGCTGGTGTATTCGGTGTTACTATGGATGGTTTATACGTAGATGGACACGAATATAGGGTTAGAGCAAATAATAGATGGCTTCCTGCTGTTTATGGTAGAAATGATTATGCTGGAATACTAGGACAACCTATTACAGATGTTGCCATTAAGGGTGCTACTTACAGAGTACATGTAAAAGGCTCAGGTTGGCTCCCATTTGTATCTGGTTATGACATAAACGATTTCAATAACGGATACGCTGGTAATGGCAGAGTAATAGATGCAATTGAGATAAAATAGGTGGTCTTATGAGCAAGAGACCAGGTGCTAGAGTAGTTAAACAAGAATTATTTCTAAAATGTGGTAAGGTGGATATGTATAATATGGAGAAGTATGCAAAGGAAAAGCTAGTTCTCCATCACTGGCCACCATTTAGACTTACAGGTCATACTATTTATGAAGAAAGTTATATACTAAGTGAAGAAACACATGTTGAGCTTCACAAGTTAGAATTAGATGATCGTGAAGAGTTTGAAAGAAGAATGGAAATAATTAAAGAAAATAAGAAAATACTTGAAAGAAAAAGAGGGTATGTCTAAGCGCATATCCTTTTTTTGACTTTTTTCTCAAAATATGCTATCATATATAGCCATCAAAGGGGAAAATATGGTTGAAAAGATAATTAAAGACAAAAATCTAATTAAATACATAAGTAATAGAGATGATGAATACTTAATATTGCAATATAATGTTAAGAATAAAAGAGCATGGTTTAAAACAAATACCATGTCAAAAAGAAAACCTATACTTCTATCTAGAGTGATAGATTTATAGGTCTTTTTTTATTTTATTCATTTCTAAAAGAATAGGTTGCCATTTCTTTTTGTTAGAATGTACTTTACGATGACATTCCTCACATAACATAATACAGTTATCTACATTATTAATTAAATCTCTTCTTTCGCTCCTGTATAGTATGTGATGGAGGGAAATCCAATTAGTAGAACCACATAATCTGCAACTATATTTATCTCTTTCTATTACAAAACTATATGTTTCTTTTGATACTGTGATTCTTCTCTTTTTAGATTTATGCACAGTATTTGACAATTTACTGTGTTTGGTAGGTATGCTTTGCACATTTTTTTTATTATTTTGTGCATTTCCACTCTTAACCGGACTTTTTTTATTATAACCGGACTTTTCTTTATATTCTTTATTAACACATTCCTTACAACGGGAAAACGTTATTTCTTCTTTTAGCAAACTGCAATATGGTTTGTTTTTTCTTTTCCTTATATATATACAATAGTTATTCATCATTAATCTTCCTTTCCTGCATATATAAGGAAGTTAACTGGAATTAAGGTCTTTATATATGCAAATAAAAATTCCCTTTATTTATAAGTGATTGTGAGCATCCCACTATCTTTGTAATATACTATTTTTTCAAATAATTTGTGTGAAATTTCAGATTTTAATTCATTTTCCGAATTGGGATTAGACAATATTTCATATGCTTGTTCACATTTTTTATATATAATTTCCTTTGATGGTTCTTTTATTTCATTTAGTCTTTTATTTGAAGAATCAATCTGCTCTTGTATTTGCTTTTTATTTTCTTTATATTCTTCTATGGTGTCTATACCATTTATGTATGCTTCTTTAATTCTATTTAGCTTTCTTTCTAGAGCTTTAATATTTGTTAGAATAATTTCATACTCTGAATTAGTATTTGTTTTTGATACATCAATATCTACTTTTTTTATAAAATCATTTTTGATTTGTTCTAATACTGCTTTTTCAACATCTTTTACTAACAACTGATGAGTAGAACATCTTCCTTGTGTATAACCACCACATTGAAATATTGCATATTTTCTGTTTTTTCTTTGGAAATAGTACATACCATATCCACAGTCGCCACATTTTAAAATTCCTCTAAGCCAGTGGTTATGTTGTACTTGTTCTTTGCATCTTTTAAAATGTTCATCTCTATCTTTCCAGATTTCTTGCGCTCTGTCGAAGATTTTTTCATCTATTATTGGTTCGTGGTTTCCTTTAAAATATTCGTTTTTATATTTAACATATCCTATGTATGTTTTGTTTGTTAGAATTAATTTTATTGTTTTTCTTCCCCAAAGTTTTCCTCGTGTTGATTTAATGCCTAAATTGTTAAGGGTAGTGCATATCAGTTTGACATTTTGGTGTTCTACAAACATATCAAAAATATTCCTTACTATTTTGGCATTTTCTTCGTGTATAACGAGTTTTTTATCTTGAGTAGTATAACCGAAAGGGGCAAAACTATTGTGTTCTCCTCGTTCTGCTTTTTCCCTTTTACCACGTTTAACATTATCGGATAAGTTAAGGGAATAGTATTCATCCATAGCCTCATACATTGATTCTAGTATAACTCTTTCTTTACCTTCTGACAAAGGTTGTGTTATAGATATTACATCTATGCTTAATTTATTTCTTAATAGTGTTTTGTACATGACTGATTCTTCTTTGTTTCTAGCAAACCTAGAAAAGTCATACACAAGTATTTTATCAAATGGCTTTGGCTTGTTTTTAGCAGTGGCTATCATTTTTAAAAAGCCATCTCTAGCTTTGGTGTTCTTGCCACTAATACCATCATCATGAAAGACACTATTTTTATCTATGTATAAATTGTTTTCTAAAGCATATTTTAGTATTAGTTTTAGCTGTGAAGTAGGGGAGTATTCTACTTGATCATCGGTAGATACTCTAATATAGCAGGCACACTTTGTATATGCTTCATTTGATTTTAAATAATAATCGTTATAAACACTGTCAAATTCTAAAAAATTATCCATTTTTTTCTTACCTCCAATTTACTTTTTTATATAAAAGTGATATAATAGAGGCACATAAAAAGATTAATCCTATTTTCCGAGCGGATTTTATATTTTTTATGTGCTTGACTAGACTGTTCCAGCAGTTCTAGTCTTTTTTATTACCATTTAGTTATTTTATCAAATTTATAATTTGAAACGCTCTTAGCATCGCCCGAGCAAATAGCTTTAAATTTCCATCTTCCATTTGCTTCTAATCCGCTATTGTTTGCTAAACAGCTACCCAATGTATTGCCTTCAGAATCATAAGTATTAAATGATACTTGAATATAAGAATAACTATAATCCGAATCATTTTTAATATATCCCTCTATATAATATGCAAAACCATAGTCATCAGAGTATCCATAGTGTCCTTCTTCTAGAAAAACGCCTTTCCTTTTTTCAGTAGTTTTAGGTTCTGCTTTTGGAATTTCTGTATCTGTATTGTCATTGTTTTCATTAATAATGTTATCCTCACTATTTGTTTGACTTGCTTCATTAATATTATCATCATCATTTAGAACTCCAGCAACAATAATAAGGCCAAAAATTACTAAAACAACTATTAGCCATGTAGGCATTTTTTTCTTTTTCTTTTCGTTGCTATTTTCTTTTTTAGCTGATACACCACATTCTAAACAAACATCTGAGTTTTCCTTTAATTCCTTACCACAATTTGCGCAAAATTTTGCCACACTTCAACACCTCACTTCCTTTTTGTATTTTAAAAATACCTGTACTAGCATATTTTTAATCAATTTCCATATTTTACCATTTCCCGTTTATAATATAATAGGGGTGGTTATTGTGAAATATGATGAATTAATCTTATGCCTTAATAAAGCTGGCATAGATATATCATTATATTTTATATTACTTGAGGATTATTATTAATCCTCTTTATTATTTTTGTTATTTAACTCTCCTATTAAAGCAGAAAATTTATCTATCATTTCAAGTTTTTTATTAAATTCGTTAAGCTTATCTGTATCGATATTACCGTTATTATCCATTATACCTTTTTCTTTTAAAATTTGCTTATATTTTTCTTCGTTATTCTCTACAGGGGGTTCATAATCATTTGTTAAATCTTTACCAACCAATTCATATAGCGACACATCAAGAGCCTCTGCAATTTTTATGGCATTGTCTATTGTCGTTTCTATTTCATCGTTTTCAATTCTAGAAACAGTTGATCTATCTATTCCAACTTTGTCTGCTAATCCTTGCTGAGAAATTCCTCTAAGACTTCTCAAATATTTAATATTATTATTTAAAAACTCAGCCATCAGCATCCCTCCTTTTTATTAAATTATAACACAAAAAATAAAAAAAACAACTTTTTTTGTGTAAATTTGCACATAAACTATTGACAAGTGCAGATATGCACGATATAATGATTTTAGTTAGGAGGTATAATTATGCTAAATTCAATTGGAAAAGAATTGAAGATAATAAGAATCAGGGATAATATGAAACTTGAAGATGTTGCAGATAAATTAAATATTAACCGTGAAACATTAAGGCGATACGAGAATAATTCTAGTGGATTATCTGTAGAAAGATTGGAAGAATTGCTAAATTTCTATGGTGTAGATAAGTCAATTTTTTTTAGCAATGTATGTGCAAATATGCACCCTGATAAATTAGAAAAGGAAGAATAAAGAATGAAGGAGTTTATCTAAATAGAGGTGAGAATATGCTATTATTATATTTTTTATTAATATTGAATGTTTCTATAATTAGTTTAGTTATGAACTTATTAGTTGATATTAAATCTTTACTTAATAAGATTTATAGTGTCTTTAATGCTAAAGCCAAATAGCTTGCAGATTGTAAAGATTATTATTATGACAACGATAGTTATTGTCCAAGATTTTATTTGATATTTTAATCTTTCATTATAATCTGGATTAGTATTTATGATTTTATTTTTGGGCTTTAATACTCCGAGTTTTTTTAATTCGTGTTTATTTTCTAAATGTATGCCAAATATCATTAAACCCAAAAAACCAAAGACAAAAGCAAAAACAATTATAGCGCTTATTATTGTGTCAACATTTTCACTGCTCAAGATTACACCTCCTTTGATTAGTTATTATAAATTAAAAGAGGTTAAAAGTAAATAAAAAAATCCGCTCGGAAAGGGGATAATTATGGAATTAAAAGTAGTAGTTACAAACCCAAAAACTAGAGAAGAATATGATTTAATGATAGATAAATTAAATCAATATCTTAATGAGAAATATGGGGGTAAAAAAAAATAAAAAGTTTGTGCGAACTTTTTACATACTTAATTATAACAAATTAGTATGTTTTTGTCAAATTTATGGTTTTGGTTATAGCAAAATAGGAGAAACAAAATGAACGAGATAAAGAGTTTTACATTTTATAGAAATTATTATGAATTACTAGATAACATACCTATTGAAGATAAAAAAATATTATCAGTAGCAATATTAGATTATATTTTCCGAGATGTCGAACCCATAGGTTTAGAGAAAATGAATCTTGCTATCTGGAATAATATTAAAATGCCATTAGATACTAGCAAGAAACAAGCATTAAATGGTCTTAAAGGTGGAGCTCCAGTAGGTAATCAAAATGCTACAAAAAACAACCCAGAAAACAACCCAAAAACAACCCAAGAGACAACCCAAAGCACAACCCAAAAACAAACAAATAATATTTCTACTTTCTTATTTCTTCTTTCTAATTTCTATTTTAGTAAAGATAGGGGATTGTTAAGGGGAAAGATGGAAGAATGGCTAAAGTACAAATGGGAAAGAAAAGAATACTACAAAGAAACAGGTTTTAAAACACTACTTGCACGAATAGAAAGTGCCACGAGCCAATATGGGGTAGAAGAAGTTATAGACCTTATCGATGAGTGTATGGCCAATAATTACAAAGGAATAATCTTTGAAAAATTAGAGAAGAAAAAAAATGGGACTAGTGTTAAAGGCAAAATGCCAGCAGTAGATAAAGTGCTAAAGGAGATTTATGATGGAACAATCACAATTGAGTAAAATAGTAAAAGTTTTGACAATGGCATATCCATATTTCTTCAAAGATATGAGCGAAGAAGATATCATGTCACTTACACTTTTGTATAGGCAAAAATTAAAGAATTATGATTATCCAATTGTAGCTAAAGCAATTGATGAAATTATTACAAATAACAAATTTATGCCATCACTAGCTGAAGTATTGGATGAGTGCAATAGACAGCAAAGAATCTTTTACAAAAAGAAAATTGATTTGATGTATGAACATGGTTACTTTAGAACTGAAGAAGAATATGGAAAGTGCTTAACATGGCTATTTGAAGAAAGACCAATTATACCAGAATGGTTGAAAAAAGAAATGCTAAATTATAGTGAAACAAAACAAATTAAGGAGAACTAAAATGGAAGAAAGCAAAGAACAAGCAAAATATGCAATAGATAATAAGCCAAGACTATTAAGGGCTGATGAGATAGAATGCAGAGTAGGAACAATAACTGCTAAAGGCTGTTCACTACTGCTCTATAAGGATGCCAGAGTCGATATGAAAATACTAGATGAAACTTATGGAGTTGGTAATTGGCAGAGAACTCACGAGGTAGTTAATGACAATTTATTTTGCACTATTGAAATATGGAACGACAGAATAAATCAGTGGGTAAAGAAGCAAGATGTTGGAATAGAAAGCAGAGCCGATGGAACAGGAAATGAAAAGAAAGGTGAAGCTTCAGATAGTTTCAAAAGAGCAGGATTTAATGCTGGCATTGGTAGGGAATTATATACAAGCCCATTCATTTGGATCATACCAAAAGCAGATATGAAGCCATACAATACCATTGATGTAGATGGTAATGTAGCAAATGAATTTTATGCCTACAAGAAAGATTCTTATGGTAAAGGCGCTTATACCACTAAAACAACTTTTGAATTAACTGAGATAGGTTATGACAAGGATAACTGCATTAACAAACTAACAATTAAAGATAACAAGGGTAATGTTAGATTTCAATTAGTTCCAGAAGAAGAACAAAAAGAAATTATTAAGCTAATGCAAGAACTAAAAGAACTAATTGAAAAGACAAAGACTGATAGAGAAAAGTTTTATAAATACTACAAAGTAACTTCTGATGGTGAAATGACTTTAGAACAACTTAGAGATGCAGTAGAAAAGCTAAAAACGAAAGAGGTAAAATGATGAAAGATGTTTTATTTAAAGTAAAAGAATTAGGTCTTGAAAGATTCTTTGAAGATAAAGATTTAATAACACTGGATGAGTTGATTGACAAATTATATGAACAAGATGATGAGATAGGATACTTGCAAGAAAGATACGATGATGCAGTAGGAATAAAAGAAGAAGATACTGATAGATACGAAGATTGTCTATTAGGACTAATGTAGGAGGAAATTATGAACGTAGTAAATATTATTGGAAATTTAACTAAAGATGTAGAACTAAAATCTACTACTTCAGGAGTAGAAGTATGTACTTTTACTCTTGGTGTAAGAAGAAATTATGCAAACAAAGAGGGAAAGTATGATAGTGACTTTCCTAACTTTATAGCTTACAGGAAAACAGCCGAAATAATTAGCAAATATGCTAAAAAGGGAAGTAAGTTAGCAGTAGAAGGCAGAATTCAAACAAGGAGTTACGAAAAAGATGGCAAGAAAGTATATGTTACAGAAATAGTAGTAGAAAATGTAACTTTACTAGATAGCAAGAAAGAAAGTACTACTAATTTACCAGAGCCACCAAAGCAAGAAGAGAAACTTGATCCATATCAAGCTTTTGGAGACAGTATTGAAGTAGCAGAAGAACAACAAGAACTTCCTTTCGATGAAAACGATTTACCATTTTAATTATGCAAGGCAAACCATTAGAAATAATAACTTGGCTATATAACCAAGATAAAGACCAAGAATTTGAAATTAAGGAAATCAAAAGGAAGAGAAGTTTAAATTGCAACGCTTATGCTTGGGTGCTTATAGGTCAAATAGCAGATATAGTAGGAAGAACCAAAGAAGATGTATATAGAGACTATATCAAAAATAAAGGCATATACAGAATAATTACAATTGGTACTAAAGCAGTACCTACTTTTGAAAAACTATGGAATGAAAGAGGACTAGGCTGGATATGCGAGACTATGGAAACTAAAATAGAGGGCCTTACTGATGTAATAGCCTACTATGGTACATCTTCTTATAATACTAAGCAAATGGCTAATTTTGTAGATTATATCGTGCAAGAGGCTAAGCAATTAGGAATACCTACTAAAGAAGATATTGAAATAGAAAGAATGGTGCAGGAGTGGCAAAATTAAGAGGAGAAATCTTAAGTATTGAGACTATAGAAAAGATGACAAAAATGGAAAAGGAATTAGAAAAAGCAAGAAGAGCCAAAAATATAATTGAACTAGAATTAGTAACACTAAAAAAATATTATGAAAAACTACTGAAAGAAGTAGAGTACTTAAGAAAAAGAGATGCTACTCTTACAGCAATAGAAAAATCACTTCCTCAAAGAATAAAAACATATGAAGAAAAAAATGCCCCACTTGCAATAATAAAAGAACTTGAACTTTGGAAGAATATGCTAGAAGAAGAAAAAGAGAAACTATTACAAAAGATAGAGAAAGAATAAGGAGAAGGAAATGAAGATTTTTACTAATAAAAGATATAGAGAAATAATTAATAATTATGAAGAACAGTACGATATGCTTGTATATAAAGCAACAAAATTAATGGAACAAAAGGCAGATACCGAATTGGAAATCGGAAAACTAATTGAAGAAAATAAGAAACTTATCTGTGCTAAAGGCGGCTTTACTAAACAAATTAATAAACTAACTGCTAAAGTAAGTGAATTAGAAGAAAAACTCGCAGAATCAATGACTGATAAATATAGAGTAAAGAAAGTACCAAGTGGTAGGATACCAAAAGGACAAAAAATGAAAATAAAAGATTGTACTAAAATAAGCAACATTGCAAGAAAAGCATATGGAAGGCAGGAGGCTGATTAATATGTTAAAAGAACAAATAGAAAAGAAAATAGAATACTTCGAAAGTTTTAGAAGTAAAGACAAACACATTACATTAAAATTACAAGCATTAAGGCTAATGAAAGAAATAATTGAAAAAGGCAATATGCAAGAAGATGTACCTATAGTATTGGAAGAAATAAATTGGGTATGCGACCAATACAGACAAGACAAATTTGAAAGAGCAAGGAAGCTTACTTTAAATGAAAAGCACAAGTTGAAAAAGGAATTTCCGAAGATAGGAGAAAATAGAATATGAAAATAAAAGAAATGGAATACGGGAAAGAGAGAAAAACAGAACTTTTATGTAAAGACAAATATAAAAATTATAATTATTATGTTTTAAATTTAGGAACGCACCCAACTGCATATATTGAAATACCAAAAGAAGATAAATTATATGGAAAAAGTTATGATGAAATATATAGAATTGGCTGCGATATAGATGTAAATGGTGGTTTAACATATAGTGATAATGAATTAATGGGAATTAGTAGTGATAATTGGTTTATTGGTTGGGATTATGCGCATTGTGGAGATTATTGCGGTTACGAAGAAACTATGCCCGAAAGTATTAGAACCTATGGTAAAAAATGGACTACTAAAGAAATTATAGAAGAATGTAAAAATGCTATTGACCAAATAATTGAATTTGAAGAAATCCTAGAAGAAGAAAAGAAAATACCTGAAAAAATAGAAATATATGAAGATGAAGAAGGTCATTACTTTATAGATAAGCATTGCAAAAAGATTTATATAACTTGTGATGAAGTAAACTTTATGGTTGAAGAATTTAATCAATTAATAAATTATCTTAAAAGCAAAGGAGAATAAGTATGAAGCTAGATGAATTATTAAAAAAAGAGTTTTATATAATTGATTGCAAAGACTTTATTTATTTTGTTCAACCTGCTCATATAATCGGAATTGGTGGTTGTTCTGTTGATGAAGAATTACATTATTATTTAGATGTTAAAGACTTTATGGGTAGAGATAGAGAAGCATATATGTATGAATTAGAAAAATTTAAAACATTTGAAGAAGCACAAAAAGAAGTTGATAGATTAAATAATATTCCTAGCAATAAAAAGCAAGCAAAACAATGGAATACAAGAGATAAATTTATGTTGCCAAGTTATTTAGAAAGCAAAGGTGAGCAATAATGGAATTATGGATTAGAAGTCAAGATAAAGAAAAATTATTAAAAGTTGATGAAATACATTTAGGTTTGAACAAACAATATATTAATAGTGTTATTTGGGTAAATAATTGGATAGTTGGAGAATATGCAACAAAAGAAAGAGCATTAGAAGTATTGGATGAAATACAAAATATATTAATGCCAAAATATATTTTAGATAGTTCTAGTATAAAACCAGATGGTAATAGTTGGGTAGAAAATGGTATTATAATGCAAAAATATAATGCGAATGCAACTATACCAGAAATATCAACTTATGTTTATCAAATGCCAAAAGAATAAGGTAGGTGAGTAATAATGAATGATGAGAAAATAGAAGTATCAAACAAAATATATTTTAATGAGCCAGATTATAAAAGTGTTATTTGTTTTGCTGAAACTTTTAGAGTATGTAGTATAAAAAGATTTAATTGGTTTCAAAAGAAAATGTTAAAGATATTTTTTGGGATTGAGGTATTAAATTATGAATGATGAGATAAAAGAAATATTAATATTTATTGAAAATAAAATATATCCTAAAGATTCATTATTGTTTGAAAAATGGAGTTTTTTAAAAGATTACATAACAAATCTACAAAAAGAAAATCAAAAACTAAAAAAGGAGATAGAGCAATGCAGGAAGAATGGAAGGACATAATAGGTTATAATGGCAAATATCAAGTAAGCAATTTTGGCAATGTTAGAAGCACAGATAGATATTATAGGCAAGATAATGGCAAAGGTTTTGAAAGTGAACATCTTTATAAAGGAAAAATGTTAAAACCATTTTATACTGAAAGGGGTTATAAAAGAATAGGATTGTCGCAAAAAGGAAAAGTAAAATATTATACTATTCATAAATTAGTTGCAATGGCATTCATATCTAATCCAAACAATTTACCTCAAGTTAATCATAAAGATGGTAATAAAGAAAATAATAAAGTTGATAATTTAGAATGGTGTGATTCTATTTATAACAATAGACATGCAAGAATTATGGGTTTAAATAAAGGAAATAAAGGAATATCATATAAAAATCGTTGTTTAAAAGCAGTTGAATATATAAATAAAAATAAAAAAGTTGTATCAAAGTACGAAGCAAAAGATACTAGATTACCACTAGATACTTTTATGTGGGGTGTAGATAATTTATTAAATATATTACAAGGAGAAAACAATGAGTAGAGAAGAATTTATTGGTAAATTAGAAATGGTATATGTTGGTGATAGAAATGCTTTTAATGATATAGTATGTGCTTATGATAGTTTGTTAGTTAAGAATGAGAAAGCAATTGAAATGTGTGAACCATTAGTGGAATGGGGAGAATGTACTATAAATGGTAAAATATTGAAACAAATATATAATATATTACAAAATGGAAGTGATGAGAAATGAAAGATGCAGTTTATGAATTAGTAAATATAATTAGTGATTTAGAAAAGAAATTAAAAGAAAAAGAAGATGATTTAAATGCAGTAATAGATTATTTGCATTATAAGGGTATTTATATAACAGTACATAATAAACATTTAAGTAGTGATTTAGATAATAAAATCTTAGTAGAAAAGACAAGTGATGAAGAATGAATGATAATTTAAGTTATAGTTTTGATTTTGAATTAACAGATGATAATAGAAAGGCCATAGAAGCATTATTAAAAAGTGAAAGTGTTAGAAAATATGTTATTAAATTAGAAAATGGTGAATATCTGGATTTGGTTGAGTTTAAAGAATATGATAGATTAAATAAAGTATTAAAATATATAGAAAAACATTTTCAAGAAAGAGAAGAATATGAAAATGCTGAATTAGTAAGACAATTAAAAGAAGTAAATGTTGAATGGCTAGAAAATGCATTAGGTGGTAAAGAATGAAAAAAGAAAGATTACAAGAAATAAAAGATAGCATCGACTTACAATTAACAGTAGCAAAGTCAGTTGGAACAAGAGATGAAATAGCAGAGGAAGAAAAAGAATTATATGATGAGGTTGTTAGATTAAAAAATGAAACAAAATTATTATTACAAGAAAATGAAGCAAAGGAAAAGGTAATTAAAAAGCAAGATTATGTAATTAATGAATTAGAAAAATGGTTAAAAGAATATAGTGAAAAAGATACAATGTCATCAATAATATTCGGAGTTGTTTTAAACCATTTAATAGATTTAAAGGGAGAAAAAAATGAAAAAGATTAGTTTACATCAAATGTGGAAATTAAAAAAAGAATTTTCAACAACTAAAACCGAAAGAGAACAATTGAGAATACTAAAGAAAGAAAGACAAGAAGATATAAAAGCATACTTAACAATAATTAATTTATTAGTATTAGCAATGATACTTATTTATGTACTATATTTGATGTGGAATTATAGGTGGTAGATATGAAAACTATAGAAGAACAATATTTGCTTACCCAAATAGAAGAAGCTACTAAAAAGAAAATTGAGTATTTAGAAGCAGATAAAAATAAAGAAGCAAATAAATGGGAAGATAAAGAATTTTTACTGGTAAGCATTTATTCATTAATTGAAGATGGATATAAATATAGAAATCTAAATAAGAAAGATTAACTAATTCAGGGGGCTGGTTAGTTAGGAGTAGAAATGAAAGAAACATTAATTTTATTAAGCCTACCATTATTTTGGTTAGGACTAGGGGTAGCAATGGTAGTGGTTTTGATAGTAGGGAGAAATAAGAAATGATTGCAATGTATGATCTAGAAGATAATTACATAATGAGTTTTGATAGTTATAAAGAATGTGCCGATTATTTTAATACTACTACTAAAGTAATTCAATGTTATATTTGTAGAAGTAAAAAAGGAAGAATAGACAAAAAAAGAGATAAAGAAGGAAAATATGTAAGATTATTTAAAATCGAGGAGGAAAAATGAATAAAAAAATAACATTATATGAATTATTGGGATTAGTTAAAGATGGAAAGGCACCGAAGAAGATAAAATATGATAGCGAAGAATATAAAATAACAAAAATATTAATGGAAGATAATGAATATTACTATAACTATATTTATAATGATATAGAGTGCCTTTTTCCTATTAATACGAATTGTTTAAATGATGAAGTAGAAATACTTGATGATGAAGATATGGAAGATAAAACTAAACCTTTAACTAAAAAAGATATTGAAGCACTTGGCTATGCATGTGGTGAAATAAAAAAATGTTTTGAAATGGGTTGGAATAAGTCTTTAAATAATGAACAGTTAGATGAAGATAAGAATAGTTTTACAGGTTGGAAAATGTATCAAAATGGTAAGGAAGTAGCTAGTATGGATTGTTCCTATGATGAAGATATGGAAATAGAAGAACTACATATTATAAATGGTGCTGTTGATGGTAAATGGGAGAATGGTTCAAGTTATAATTATACTTTGTCAGCACCTCAAACGGTAATTATAAAAAAAGTTAATGAATTAGTAAGAGAAATAAATAAATTAAAAAAAGATAAATAATTATTAGGGTTTTGGTTAGAAAGGGGAAATAAATGAATAGAGTATTAATTAACTACAATAATTTATATAGATATTATCAAATGGAACTTTTTAACCTAAAGGTTATGGAAGAGAAAAAAGAAAAAATAAGAAGCAAATATTTTAAAACAACTTCCTCTATATCAGAAAGTGAAACCACAAGAACAGGAAATAGTGGAGACAAATATGATCAATATATGATTGAATTAGAAAAAGAAAATCTTTTAGAACAAATAAAAGACCAAAAAAACCTAATTAATAAACTAAATTATTACATAAAAAAAATAGATTATAATTTATCTGAACTTACAGGAATAGAATATAGGTTATTTTATAAGATTGTTAATGGTGTAAATATCAGTAGAGCTGTTGAAGAAGTAGTATCTGAGAATTGCTTTAATAACAAGAAACCATCAACTGTATCTGTCATTTGGGAAAAATATTATCCTAGTATAAAAAAAGAAGTTGAAGAATTTAAAAGTATTCAAAAAGAAATAAAAAAACTTTATGAACCGTAGTGAAATCGGAGTAAAAAATATATTAAAATTGTATCATGGATATATCAATAGATATGTTCACACGTGTAACCTTTTTATTCTGTACTACCTATTAAAGGTAGTGCAACGATAGCATATAAAAAAAACTGCAAGGAGAGGTTTTCGTTCTAGAAGTTTCCCTGCGATTTGAGTTCGCAAAATCCAATATGTTATTGTTGCAGTGCTTATTAATAGACAGTGCACTGATGATAATAAATATAGGTGGCTTGGCTCGTAAAGCGATTCTATATCGTGAAAGAGAATATACCTAGTATTCCACCTATCTAGGAAATAGATTATCATTAGTGTAGTATTTATTAATAATCGAGATTGTACTAACCCCCTTATATTATGTTTTTTGTTTTCTTTTATTTTTATTTTATTCAATCGGTACAATCAGTATAAGACACATTGTGTCTTTTTATTATTGCCAGGTAGCCAAGTGGTAAGGCAATAGGCTTTGAACCTATCACTCAGTAGTTCGAATCTACTTCTGGCAACCAAAAAGATGTATTTAAGATAAAAAGAAAGTTAATGGCTTATATACATAAGATTGAAATAAAAGAAGTCAAGTAGGAGGCAAAATGATAAGTTTAATTAAAACATTAATGATATGTATAACAGTATTATTATCAATTATGATTATGTTTGGTGGAGGTATCAGGAAATGAAAAGAGTAATTTATGTAGAACCAGATAAAGATGGTAAATTATTTATTATACTATTCGGAAACAAGTATGAAATAGTAGTTAAAGAAAAGCCTAAGGCAAAGAAAAAAGAAGTTGATAAGTAATGGCTAATGTTCAAAACTTAAGAGTACCAACATCGGAAGAAGCTCGAAGGAATGGTCGTAAGGGCGGAATTGCAAGTGGCAAAGCTAGAGCGATTGCTAAAACCTTTAGAGAAACTATTAATGATGAACTATCTGATGAGTCTTTAAAGAAAATAATTAAGAAAATTATTAGCGAGGCTCAAAGAGGAAATATGAAAGCAGTTGAACTACTAAGAGATACCAGAGGAGAAAAGCCTGTTGATAGGCAAGAAGTTAAAGAGGTAACTTCGGAATGGTTCAAATAAGAAAGCTAAATCCAAAAGCATTCAATAAATGGCTTTATGATATAATAGATGACTATTCCAATAGAATAGAGGCTTATTATGGAGGAGCAGGTAGTGGTAAGTCATATGGTGCTTGTCAAAAGATACTTTTGAAAGCTATGAATAATAGAAGAAGAGTATTAATGATAAGAAAAGTAGGAAACACATTAAAGGTATCTATATGGCAACTAATGCTCGACTTACTTGCAGAGGCCGGAATAAAAGAAGAATGCAAGATTAACAGAAGTGATTTGGAAATAGAACTTCCGAATGGCTCTGTTTTTCTATTTAAGGGTTTAGATGATCCAGAAAAGATTAAATCTATTACTGGTATAACTGATATAGTTATAGAAGAAGCTACAGAACTTATAGAAGATGAGTTCACACAGCTTAATCTTCGTTTAAGACCAAAGGAAGATAACCCACAAATATATTTGATGTTTAATCCGATTTCTAAAAAGAATTGGGTTTATTCATATTTCTTTGGTGAAGAAGCTAATCTTGAAAATACTTTAGTAATACAAACAACATATAAAGATAACAAATTCTTGCCAGAGAGTTACTGTGAAGAATTAGAAAGACTTCAAGCAAGAAATCCGGCATATTACAGGATATATGCTTTAGGAGAGTTTGCTACTTTAGATAAGTTAGTTTTCCCTTATTATACGAAAAAGATAATCTCTGATGATGAGGTAAAAGGGATGCCACTATGGATAGGACTCGACTTTGGTTATGTAAATGATCCTTCTGCTATAGTTAATGGTAATATTGATACATTAAATAAAAAAATATACATACGAAAAGAATATGTAAAAAAAGGAATGCTAAATGATGAAATAGCAGAAAAAATGATAGCATTAGGATTACATAAGGATAAAAGTTATGGTGATAGTGCAGAACCTAAGAGTATAGCGGAAATAAAAAATAAAGGTGTAAATATCGAAGCTACTGAAAAAGGAAAAGATAGTATTATTCATGGTATTCAGTGGATAGGACAATATGAATTAATAGTAGATGAAAGATGCTTCAAAGTGATAGAAGAACTAGATAATTATACTTGGAAGAAAGATAAGAAAACAGGAGAGTATATAAATGAGCCTGTTGATACATTTAACCATACAATAGATGCTATTAGATATGGTTTAAACAAATATATAAAAGGAACTAAAATACCAAAGGTTATACAAAAACCAATAGGTTTATAGGAGGTGTAAGATATGTATTCATTACCAAAAGGAACTAAGATAACAAATCAAATATTAAAAGATGTTATAGATTATAATGAAAAGAGAAAAGATAGATTTAATAGGCTTGAAAACTATTATTTAGGATTACATGATATCTTTAATAGAACAAAAGAAGCTAGATTAAAAAATAATAGGGTAATGGTAAACCATGCAAAATATATTACCGATACCAATGTAGGATATTTATTAGGAAATCCTGTTGATTATCAGCCAAGTGAGGGATTTGATATACAACCATTACTAGATGCCTACAAAAGACAAACAATAAATGATTTAGATACAGAAATAGCAAAAGATGTATCCATTTTTGGAATGCAATACGAATATGTATATGCAAATGAAAAAGCAGAACCAAAAAGCTGCGAAATAGATAATAGAAATGCAATTATTGTATATGATGATACAGTAGAGCATAATAAACTATTCGGTTTAATATATAGACCAATTTATAGCGGAGAAACATTTAAGTATTGGGATATTATATTTGTTGATGATAAGGAAGAAATACATTACCAAAGTTATGACAAATCGCTAAATAAAATAGGAGAAAAGAAATCGCATGCTTTTGGCGAAGTACCATTAATCTGCTATAAGAATAACCCCGAATATTTAGGAGACTATGAACCAGTTATAAGTCTAATTGATGCTTACAACCTATTACAAAGTGATAGAGTAAACGATAAAGAGCAATTAGTAGATGCAATATTATGTTTATATGGCATGGACTTTGATACAAAAGAAGCAGAAATGTTAAGAGAAAGCCGTATGCTTGCGAATATTCCTGCTGATGCAAGAGCTGAATATCTTGTTAAAACACTTCAAGAGGGAGATGTTGATATATTAAGACAGAATATAGAAAACGATATTCATAAAATATCAATGGTTCCAAATATGAGTGATGAAAACTTTGCTAATAATTCTAGTGGAGTAGCAATTAGATATAAACTATTGTCTTTCGAGCAGAATATCAAAAATAAAGAAAGATATTTTGAAAAAGGATTGATGGAAAGATTTAAATTATATAATAACTTTCTAGTAACAAATGCTAAAATGCAAGAAGTGCCTGTTGAAGAAGTAGATGCAGTATTCAAGAGGAACTTGCCTACAAATGATTTTGAGACATCGCAAATGATAAATAATTTAGCTGACTTTGTTGATAAGGAAACTCTAATTAGTCAGTTATCATTTATTAAAGATGCAAGCGAAATAGTAGAATTAAAGAAGCAGGAAGAAGAAAACGAACCTGCTGATATATATGATAATTTATTTAAAGAAAATCAAATAGCAGATTCAAATATTTAGGAGGTGTTTAAATGCCTACTAAAGAAATGGGAAAGACATCAAGTTATTGGGATAAAAGGAGACTGCAAAAATATACCCAAAGTGAGAAACTAAGCAAAGAGTATATTAATAAAATACAGTCTCTTTATTCTAAAGCAAACAAAGATGTTGATGACATGCTAAAAAGTGTCTATAAGAACTATTCTAAAGACACAGGATTAGATATTCAAAAATTAAAGGAATTGCTTACTAAGTCTGAAACAAAAAAGACATGGAAAGAACTCCAAAAAAAGGGATTAGATAAGTATGTTAAGGATAACTATAAATCAAGAATAACAAGACTTGAGCAAATAAAAGCACAGGTATATGAAAGAGCAAAAGACATTTATACTGAAGAAGAATTAAGGCAGACTGCTCTTTATGAACATGTTATTAATGATAGTTATTATAAAGCAATTTATAATGTTCAAAGAGGAACAGGGCTAAATTTTTCATTTAACAAGATAGATGATAATTTGGTTAATAATCTTCTATCAGCAAAATGGAGTGGAAAAAACTATTCTCAAAGAATATGGACTAATACCGATATATTAGCAGATGAAGTTAGTAATATTATTGGAGGATCATTATTAAGTGGTAGAGGAGTAGAAGCTACTGCAAAAGAGATTAGAGATAGATTCAGCGTAGGAAAATATTATGCTGAAAGACTTGCTAGAACTGAAATGAGTTACTATGAGAATCAAGCTGATGCAATGGCATATGAAGAAATGGGAGTAGAAGAATTTGTTCCTGTCGCTACACTAGATAATAGAACAAGTCAGTACTGTGCTGATATAGATGGAAAGCATTTCAAATATAGTGAAATGGAAATAGGAGTTAATTATCCACCGTTTCATCCAAACTGCAGATGTACTACAAGAGGTTATCTGGGAAAAGAAGCAGAGAAACTACTAACTAGAAGAGCAAGAAATCCTATTACTGGTGAGACTGAAGTAATACCTAACATGACATATAATGAATGGTTGAGGCAAAATGCAAATGGAACATTAGGATTAAACAGTGAATCTTTATCTAATACAGAGACAAAAAGAATATATATTGGCAAGTTTAGTAAGAAAAATATTGACAAAATGCTTGAAAAATATGAAAATAGTATCAACGGAAACGATTTTGAATCTGCTTTTGTGTTTCAAGCAGATGGCAAAGCCTATAAGTTCGTTGGTGGAGAGCAAAGTGTTGATATTTTTGGGGTTAATTTAGATAATGCCATTATCACACACAATCATCCTATTGATGGAGATGTGTATCGTTCATTTGGAGAAGATGATTTTAATTTTATTAAAAATACCAAATTAAAGAATGTAACACTGAGAGTAACTACTCCAGAATTTAAAGACATAATAAAGAAAACGAAAGATATTGATATTGGATATAATGATGTGTATAAGGAAGCAATGATAAGATGCTTTAATAATGAAAACTTAGAAATCCAAAGTGAAGCAATAAAAATATTAAAAGAAAGAGGATATGTTAGCTATGAAAGAAGAATTAGATAAGTTGCTGGAGGAAATGGAAAAAGAACTTAAAAATATAAGGATAAAACATAATGGCACATTTAATAATAAAGCAAATAAACCATATTGGGAATTAGAAAAAAAATACAAAGAAAAAGCAAAAAAAATTAAAGAAAAATATGAAGGCACTAACAAATAGTGTCTTTTATTATGCTACTTTATAGGTAGCATTGAGTAGATAGCAACTCTATAACTGGACTTGGTCATCTATCTATTCAATGGTGCTTATAAACGCACTTAAGAACATAGAAATATGTTCTTTTATTTTAGCCGAGAGGCGTAAAACCGAGAAAGGAGTTATCAAAGTGGAAGATAACAAGAAAACTACTCAAGATGTAAATACAGCAGGTACATCTACAAATGAGGTCAAGAATGCTGGAAATAAAACATTTTCTCAAACTGATATGGATAATTTGGCTGGGAAAATCAGAGCAGAGGAGAAAGCAAAGAACGAACAAGCAATAAATGATGCTGTTGCAAATGCTATTGCCGAGTATGAAAGAAAGGCTAAATTAACTGAGGAAGAAAGGGAAAAAGAAGCAAGAAGTAAAAGAGAAGCTGAACTTAAAGAACGTGAAGAAAGTATTACTTTGCGAGAAAGAAGATTAGAAGCTCAAGAGTTACTTAGTGCAAAAAACATACCTATTGATTTAGTAGATTTTGTTATAGATTTAGATGCTGAAAAGACAAAAGCTAATGTAGAAAAACTAGCAACTAATTACAATAAATCAGTAGAAACTGGGGTAACAGACAAATTAAAAGGTACTCCACCAACAGACTTTTCTAATTCAACTGACACTAATAAGAATGTTACTAAATATTCTGGAAGAGTGTCTTTTTAATTGCCAAAAATTAGATAAAGGAGAGTGATAAATATGGCAAGACAAACTGCTTTAAATATATATGCAGGAATAGACAGTCAAAGTCAAGCTGTCAAAGATCAATTAGCAGAAACTTATGGACAAGTTATTGAAGCAATCCAAAAGGCTGCTATCTCAGAACAAATTAAAAATAAAAACTATAGTGGAGATCCATCTACAGGAAGTGTTGAAATCGATAGATTTAAAAATGCTTCTGTAAACAATTATGGAACAGCAAGAACTGCTGGTAATGGTGATGCACTAGATAACACAGGTAAAGTAACAGTAAATATCGATACTGACAAAGAAATCGTTGAAGAATTAGAGAAAAAAGATGTAGATTTATATGGAATCGCTGGAATGGCTGAAAAGAGAAAAGTAAACCATGAAAAGAGAATGGTTGCTTATCTTGATAGAGAGTTCTTCACTAAAGCAGAAGCTGAAGGTAGTGCAGTAACTCCAACTGGTTCAACAGTTCAAGAAAAACTTGAAGAATTAATTCAATCAGTTGAAACAACTGTTAATGACTGGGTTGATGGAGTAGATAGAGATATGTTAGTTATCACTGTAACTCCAGCAGTTTATGGCCAACTATTAAATTATATTGATAGTGTACCAAACAGCTTAACAGGATTAACTGAAAATATGTTCCATAATGTAAGAATTTTCTCTAATCACAGACAAACTAAATCTATGCTTTGTATGATTGATGGTGCAGTTGCACAACCTGTTGTTACAGATGAATATGATGCTGAAAGAATACCTCTTTCAAATGCAATCGCTTTAGAGTTATTCTTCTCTAAAGGTACAAAGGCTGTTATGCCTGACTTAATCAAATATGTTGCTTAGTCGAAAATAACAAATAATAAAAAAATATAGAAAAGGAATTGGTGAAATTATGAGTAAGAAATTTGTTAATTTAAGAAGTGGACTTGTTGAGGAAGTCTTTAATAAAGATGTTATTGAGCAATGCGAAAAGCATCCAGAAGCTTGGGAAGAAGTAAAAGATGCTCCTTCTAAAAAAGAAAAGACAACTGACAAGAAAACAGAAGATAATGAATAGTTTTCCAGTTACTACTGTAAGGAGGTGTAATATATGGACCAAACGATAGAGAGAATAAAAGAATATTTAGAATTAATAAATCCAAATTACAAGAAAATAGAAAAAAATGAGGATTTGTTAGATTTTATTATCTTAGAGATTTTAGATAGAGTGCAACTTTATTTGAATAGCGAAACTATACCTCAAAAATTGGAACGAATACTCGCTAAAATAGTTAATACTGGTTTGATAAAATTCTCTAACGAGAATGAATTGTATAAACAAGAAGGTACAAATGTCGAGCAAGTTGTTACCTCTATTAGCGATAACGGGCAGTCTATATCATACGCCAACGAAGTAAAGAAGTATTTTGCAACCGCTAGTGATGAAGAATTATTTAGCGGTTTTACTTCATTGCTTAGTAGATATAGGAGGATAAAAGTTGTACATTCCCAAAACGATGACTAAAAAAATAGCCGATGCTTTTTATGATAAGACTGTATCTGTTTTAGAAAAGGAAACTATTACAGATGAAGAGGGCGGAGTAATAAGCAAGGGCTATGAAGTTATATCTGAATTTAAAGGAAATGTTAGTTTTTCAAATTGCAAGTCTATTCAGGAACAATATGGACTAGATTATGAAATTGATATTGCAGTAACGACTTCTACAGATATTGAAATAAAAATAGATGACATTATTAAATATGGTGATGTCACTTTTAAGGTTACAGATGTTTTAGTAAGCGATAGTCATAAATTGGTGGTTGCAACAAAATGGCAGTAGCAATTAAAAACTTAGATAAACTTATTACTAAGTTAGATAACATATCCACAGTTGATACGGAAAAATATGTGAAGCAGGCTACTACTTTTGTACACGGTCAAGCGAAAAGCTTGGCTCCAGTTGATAAAGGCGGTTTAAGGAACTCTATTCATATGGATCTCTTTAAGACCAAAAATAAGATAACTGGGAGAGTGGCTACAAACGTGGAATATGCTCCATTTGTTGAATTTGGCACTGGTATTCGTGGCGATGGTAATTATCCATATGCTAATGAACTAGACTTTCCATTGAAATATCAAGAAGATTGGCCTGGTATGAGACCTCAGCCTTTTATGTATCCTGCCTATAAAGGTGGAGAAGCATATGTTAAAAGCATAATAACAAAGGGCATACAAAAGGAAATCGATAAGATAGCAGGAGGTAAATAATGTACTTACCAAAAAAAGATATTTATAACTTACTAAAACAGAATCATAATTGTGGTGTTGCACAAACTCAGCCAACAGTATTTAATGAATTGCCATTTATTAATTTTGAAATATCAAATAATAGTGTGGAATTAATGTTAAATAATGATATAGGATATCAAAACATTGAAGTTAGTATTCATATATGGGCTGGTGATAGTGTAACTGCTAGCAATTTGTTATCAAATGTAGAAGAGTTAATGAGAAATGATGGATATAAGATGACATATAGCGCGGATGTTCCTAATATTGGGGACATTTTTCATATTGTAACAAGATTTACTAAAAATGTAGGATAGATAGGAGGAAATTATGTCTAATATAATAAGAGCAATGGGTACTTCACTTACTAAAAAGAAAAGTGGAAGTGAAACAGAAAACTGGGTAGTAGGTAGTTTAACATCAATAGGTGAAATTGGTGCTGAAATTGATGAAATAGACATTACTACTTTAGACAGCCCAAATGGCGCTAAAGAGTTCATGTCAGGAGACATTGATGCTGGAGAATGCGATATAGCAGGATATATCAAAAAGACTGATGATGAGCAGACTGTTGTAAAAATGATGGCACTTATTCAATCTGGTTCTACAGAAGATTGGATAGTTACATTCCCAAGTGGTGCTAAATGGGAATTTAAAGCCTTTATTAAATCATTTAAGACTACAGAAGAAACAACTGATGGTCTAATAGGATTTAGTGGTGGTTTAAGAATTAGTGGTTTACCTGTTTATACACCATCAACATCAAACGGAACTGGCACAGGCGAGTAATTAATGAGGGTTGTATAGGAAACTATATAACCCCTTTTTTTATTATTTAAAAGGAAGGAAATAGATTATGATTTTAAAATATAATGCTCTAAAAGTAGATGAAATAGAGCAAGTAAAAAAACAACCAATAGAAAACTGTATAGCAGATACATCTATTAGCTCACTATTATTATTTATTCAAAAAGGCTTAGTTGATGAAAACGAGCATTGGGGAGTATCTAAAAATGTTGCTATGGATGTACTTGATAAGTATTTAGAAGAAAACGATAAAGATGACCTAGTAATTGAAATCATGGAGGCTTTAATGAAAGGCGGTTTTTTATCGAGAGGGCTAGACCTAGCAAAAGTGAAGAAGGCAAAACAAGAGAAAATGGCTCTAGCCAATCAGCAACTAGAAGAGATGTAGTATTTTTTGGAGATATGTGGAGAGATTTGGAAACTGATGCTATAAAAATAGGACTTGATCTTCATTATTTTTGGTCTTTAAATGTTAAGCAATTCCAAAAACATGTAAAGGCATTTAATGAAGAAGAGAAAAGAAAATTCGAGCAACAAGATGCTCTTAATTTCTTATTGGGCGAATATGTAGCATTTGCTTTCAATAATCCAAAGAAATATCCTAAAAAACCATTTCTTGAAAAGCAAAAAGAAGTTAAGTTGGCAGATATGACAGTTACCGAAATGGAACGTCAAGCCAAAATAAACACGATTATGATGGGAGGTGTTATAAAATGACACTCGAAGAATTACAAGTTTTGATTACTGCTAACACTACAGAGTTAAAAAATGAACTTAAGGAAAGCAAAAAAGAACTTGCAAGTTTGGAAAGGGAAGTTAAAAAGAAAACTAATAACATAGCAGGCTTCTTTAAGAAAATGATTCCAATAGGAGTATTAGCTATAGGGTTTAAAAAACTAGCGAGTTCAAGCGAGCAAGCATATAAAAGCCAAATACAAAATGAAACGAGACTACTTGCAGTAATGCAAAAAAGAGGAGAGGCAACAAAGCAAGATATACAAGATATTCTTAATTTAACTGATGCTGAACAAAGCCTAGGTGTAGTTAGTGATGAAGTTCAACTTGCTGGTGCTCAAGAGTTATCGACATACATTGATAAAGCTGGTAGTATTAAGAAATTACTTCCTCAACTTAATAATATGATAGCACAGCAATATGGCTATAATGCTACTCAAGAAGAAGCAATTAATATCGCTACGATGATGGGTAAAGTATTAGAGGGTCAAACTGGTGCATTATCTAGATATGGTTATTACTTTGATGAAAATCAAGAGAAGATTTTGAAGTTCGGAACAGAGGAAGAAAAAGTTGCCACATTAACTAGTATTATCCATGATAGTATTGGAGATGTAAACGAAGCACTTGGAAATACTGCAGTTGGAAAACAGATACAACTAGCAAATGCTTGGAGTGATGTTAAAGAACAATTAGGCTATGTAATAGTACAAGTGAAACAGGTATTGGTGCCTGTTTTTCAAGTTTTAGTAACATGGCTTGGAACTGCAGTTAGTTATTTAAGACAATTCTTACAAGTACTGGGCTTTACTGCTAGTAAACAAAATGGTGTAAATAAAGCCATTATAGGCGGTGCTAGTGCTGAAACTGAATATGGTGATGCTGTAGAAGATAGTACTAAAAAGCAAAATAAACAATTAGCATCATTTGATGAAATGAATGTATTGAAAGAGAACAATTCATCTGATGATTCTGGTAGTACTGGTAACAGTAGTGGAATAGGTGGCGTAAATAATATTGATTTTAACATTGGAATAGATGGTGATGTAGAAGTTACTAATCGTATAAAAGAGATGGCAAATAATTTAAAAGAAATATTAGGTAAAATATTTGAACCATTTAAAATCTCTTGGGAAAATGTTGGAGATGGAGTGCTTGAAAGTGTAAAAAATATGTTTTCAAGTCTTAAGGAAAGCGCATTATCAGTAGGCAATAGCCTTTTTGAAGTATGGACAAATGGAACAGGCGAAGAAATAATAACAAATACTATGCTTGGATGGCAGCAAATATTTGATATAGTTACAGGTTTATCCACTTCATTTACAAATGCTTGGAATGAAGCAGGCGTTGGAACCGGAATTATTCAAAAAATTGCTGATATATTTACTATTATACAAAAATTTGGTTTAAGCGTAGGTGAGACAATAAAAAAATGGGTTGTTAGTGATGGGTTCCAGAACGCATTACATGTTGTTTTTTCCTTCATTAACGATATTTTTGGTTATGTCAAAGAAATAGCTGAATGGGCTTCTAAAATGTATGAAAAATACTTAAAACCGGTTATAGAAGAAAAAATATTACCAGCAATAAATAGCATAATTGCAGACATTGGAGATATTTGGAATGTTGTCAAACCAGTTATAGATAAAATAATTAATATAATTAAGAAAATATTAGAACCTGTAATTAAAACGTTAGGACAAGTAATAGGCGGAATAATAGATGTTATTAGCGGAATAGTTAAGTTTGTCGCTGGGATTTTTACAGGTGATTGGAAGAAAGCCTGGGAAGGCGTTAAAAAGATATTTAGTGGTGTATGGGATGCAATGAAGAGTGTTGTGTCATTAGTATTTAATGCGATTTGGAGTATTATTAAAGGTGTAATTAACACTATTATCAAAGGCTTTGAAAGCTTTATTAATTTTGTGATAAAGGGCTTAAATTTTTTATTAACACCATTAAGAAAATTAGGAAATTCTATTTTGAAATTAGTTGGAGCAAAAATTGAAATACCACAAATTTCAACAATAACTTTGCCAAGACTTGAAAAAGGTGCAGTAATAGATAAGCCTACACTTGCCGAAATCGGTGAGAATGGTCGTGAAGTTGTTATGCCTCTTGAAAACAATACAGGCTGGATATCAGAACTAGCAGAAGAAATAAACGAAAGAAATAATAGTATGCCTACTCACATCACATTTAAGATAGGCGAAGATACAGTTGTAGATAAGTTCATAGATGACATTAAAAAGAAAGGCTTTGAAACAAATGGAGAGGTCGTGCTTAGTCTATGATATATGCAGGGAATTTAGTAAAAATAGATGGTAATGTTATACCATATATTAAAGAATATAAAATAGGTAGAGCAAAACTATGGAAAGATGCCGAGCGTAATATGAACGGTGATGTTAGGGCAGTATTAATTGGTATCTTTCCCAAAATTCAATTAAAGGTAGGTATTACTACTCAAGAAGAAATGTCTGAACTTACACAACTTCTAGATAAAGCCTATTTTGAAGTAGAGTGGTTTGATGTAAGAACTCAAACTACATTTACTGCTAATTATTATGCAAGTGACTATGATGTGGAACTACTAAATAAAGCAAAGGGCTTGTATAAGGCATTTGATGTTAATTTAGTTCCTGTATCTAAGAGGAGGTACTAATATGATAGCAGTTAGTAATGATTTCAAAAATGCAATGAAAAAGCCTGTAAAGGAATTAGATGCTTACATACAAATCGGACAAGATAGGATAACTGCTTCTGATGATCTAGTTGAGTTTAAAGCAAGCTGTGAATCTGGTTTATGCAAGACTGCTATGCGAAAGCTCGAAGCAAAATACTTCGGCGAACATGATTTGCTCGGAAAATGGATTAATGTAGGATTTGGTGTAAGACTCCAAAATAATACATTTGAATATATCGATTATGGTGCATTTTTAGTTACCGAAATAACCTATACTAAGGATACGGGTATAACTCAAATAACTGCTTATGATAGCATGGTAAAATCAATGGTTAATTATACACCATTAGCCATTGATTATCCTATCAATCTGTTTGATTATACAAATGCTTTGTGTACTGCTTGCGGTCTTGTTTTAGGAAGTAATACTTTTGTAAATGCAGATTGGCAAGTTGAAAGAGACCTTTGGGAGACTATGGAAGGTGTTACATATAGAGATATTTTAACGCAAATAGCTCAAGCAACTGCAAGTACTTGTATCATAGGAAATGATAATAAGGTATATTTTAAGTATCTAACTGATACTAATGAGGAACTTACTTATGATAACATGAAAAAACTTAAACTTGAGCCTATTTATGGTGAAATAAATAGTGTTGTATTAGGAAGAGATCCAATTGTAGGTGAAGATGTTTTCTTAAAAGATGATGAAAGTATTGAAGAAAATGGCCTAACTGAATTTAGAATAGTCAATAATGAAATAATTGATAAAAATAGAGAAAATGCTATTACACCAATTTATAATGCTTTGCATGGTATATCATACTATCCATTTGAAACATCAACAGAAGGACTTGGATGGTACGAAATAGGAGATAGTTTTACAATTGTTAATGATTTAGGGGAAGAATATAAAACTTCTCTTTTTAATTTCAACATAACTGTTGATGGAGGAATAAAAGAAACTCTAAAATCAGTAGCAGAGACTAAAACTCAAAGCCAGTATCAATATGCTTCGAGTATTTCTAAAAGAATAAAAAATACAGAAATAATAGTTAATAAACAAGAAGGAACTATAGAAGCAATTGCAAGTGATGTGCAAACAATAGATACAAGAGAAAATAACAACTACCAAGAAGTATTAAATAAATTTGGCGATTATATGCCTACTTCTGATTTTGTTGATTTAGAAAATAGTGTAAGGCGACTTCAAACAGACACTTATACTAAAACAGAAATAAACACAAAATTAACTGATGGAAGTGTAACTATGGTAAGTACTACATCAGGAACTTTTGATGAAAATGGTCTTACTATTGAGAAAACAAATGCTAAATCAAAAGGAAGATTCAATGAAACTGGGGTAACAGTACTTGATGCAACAGGAAGCACTGATGAAGAACTTTTGTTTGCAGGCTATGATGAAAATTTAAATGAAAGTATAGTTAGAACGAAAAATATTAATGTTACCAAATATCTTTCAATTGGAACAAGGTCTAGAATTGAAGATTATGAAGATGGCACAGGAATATTTTATGTAGGTTAGGAGGTAGAATATGGCGACAATTAGTGGAACACAAAGATATTGGAAAGTTGAATTAACAGTTAATGAAACAAGTACAAGTATTGAAAACAATACAAGTACAGCATATTGGGAATTGTGGGTAAAAAGAACAGATAGTGGTTCTTATCCAATAATGGGAACACCAACAATAAATATATATATATCTGGTCAGTTGGCACATAGTAGTAGTGATTATAGAAACGAACAAAACATAACTAGCGCTGGTAGATTATGGTTATCAGGAACTTTGACTGGCATACCACATAATGCAGATGGAACAATAGTTAGCAATGAGATAAGTTTTAGTTGGACAGGTGTTGACTTTAGCCCAAACAATGTAAGCGCTAGCGGAGTATATTCTACAGCAACAATACCAAGAGCAAGTGAAATATC